AAGGTTGAAGAGATGGACGCAAGCGCACTCCAAGCGGAGATTGACAATCTTAAGCCCGCCCAAGGGAAATCCCTTTCAACTCTCCAACGCCAGCTCACTAAACTCAAAAAAGAAAAAGCATCTCCAGAGGAAATCGAGGATCTTACTAATCAGATCAAGGAGGTTAATACCGCCACGAAAACAAGAAACACCCTGCAAAAAAGACTAGACAACCTCAAGAACAACAACAAAGAGATTTCTAAGGTTGAAGCAGAGATCGAACAGCTAAAAGGCAAGGTAGACAAGATTAAGGAACTTAACCAACTGGAAAAGACCTTAGCTGCACTCAAGAAGCCTAAGAGCGACATCAAGAAGACCAAAGAGGAGATCGAGAAGATCAAGAAGGCTCGGGAAGAAGAAGCCCGAAGAAGGATTGAAGCATCGGAAATCACAACCGAAGCCCAATACAAGAAATTCATCAACCAGACTCTAGGAGCTAGGGATGCAAAAACCTTGGCTAAACGTCTTACATTCGCTGATAAGATGGGCAAAGCCGAAGAGTCCGTAAGGCACGCTGCAAACATGTCAGAGAAAACCGGGTTCCATAAGACACTGGATATGGGATTGCAGTGGTTCACAGGAAGTCTCCTGAGTGGTCCTCCAACATTCGTCCTTAACGCAGTAACACCTATCCTTTCCAGAACTCTTCAACAACTTGAGCTAGCCACAGGCGCACTGATGACAGGTAACATGCCTCTCTTCAAAGCCTCCCTAGATCTACACAACCTATTCTACGGGACACGCGATGCCTTCAAAATGGGGAACGCATCCCTCCAGATGGATAAAGACGCACTCTTAGGGGGGCAACGGATGTTTGACGAAGGTGATGACTTCGGCGCGTTTGCGTCTGCCAACTTCAAAAACGTCTTCCTGAGTAACGAACCGATGTCGAAAGTGATGGACACCATTAACTTCCTTACAAGGCTCCCCAACAGGATCAATGGATCGGTTGACTCATTCAACAAAACAATGGCAACCATGAAGTATCTTCGGACTCACTTTACGGCTGACGCAATCGCCAAGAAGATTCCGCATGGTGAAGTAGAAGAATACGTTCGTAAGAATGTCCAAAAGATGTTCAACAAGGACGGATCGCTTTACTCGGAAGCTAGGATGATGAAGGCAGCGGTGAAGCAAGCCAACGACGAAGGTCTTAGTCGCTCATCGGACGAAGCTACCATCAAGTTCCAACAAAGAGTTGCAGAGATTATTGAAGGTCGCCTCAAGGATCTAGGGCCAGATAAAACTAACGCCGATACCTTATCACGCACGGCTGAAAAGTTTGCCCGTGAAAGCACCTTCACTGATGAACCAGGTAAGTTCACTCAACTCATCAAACAAGGCTTGAACCACATGCCCGTGTTTAAGTTCATCATGCCGTTCGTAAGCACCCCAATGAACATCCTTCACTTCGGTTGGAGACGCACTCTTCCAGGCGCGATGCTTGATGGAATGATTCCCGTTCTTAAAAAGACCAAAGACGCAAGAACGAAGGAATGGGCTGAACTCACTCCTATGGAGCAAGCAGCATCAAGAGGACGTTATGCAACCGCAGTGGCTTCCACAGGGGCTATGATTTACTTCGCCTCCCAACACGGTGACCGCATCACTGGGGGTGGACCAAGAAACCGACAAGAACGGAAAGCATTGATGGCGACCGGGTGGCAACCTTACTCGTTCGTTATGAAGGGCGAAGACGGCTCAAAGACGTATGTTAGTTATGAACGAGTAGATCCGTTGGCAACCATGATCGGTCTTATCGCTGACGCAGCGGAGTTCACAAAGATGAACCCTGATGACAACGAAAGTTTTGCCGAGTTGTTTTCAGCGTTGTCCTTCACCGTGGCAGAGAACATGACCGACAAATCATTCCTTCGTGGTATTAACAACATTCTTAACATCACTCAAGAGCCGGACATTTACATACCGAAGACGTTCAAGGACATCACCTCTGCGATGGCAGTGCCTATGTTCATCGATAAAATCAAGAACGTAGATGGTGAGCAAATGATCCGCGAGTCACGGACACTTGGAGACGCGATCTTGCGTAAATTACCTGTTGCCGAAGAAAGAGTTCCCCCAAAGAGGACTTTTCTTGGTGAAGCTGTTTACAAGCAGAACCCAATCGGAGTCTTGGGAATGATGAATCCCATCTACATCAAAACCACCAAAAACGACTTAGTGGATGAAAAGATCCAAGGACTTCTTTATGGATTCTCGATGCCCCAAACCAACTGGACAAAGGGCAAGGAGACGGACATGAGAGAGTTCTACAATCCCGATGGAAGGCAAGCCTACGACCGCATGTTGGAACTCACCAGTGAACACAAGATCTACGGACGCACCCTTCGCCAGTCATTGAAGGCACTGTTCAAATCACCTGCATACAAACAAGCCGAACAGAACTTCCAGCAATTTGGAGGTGGTGAAGGGGACACCGATCCCCGAGTGCGTCTTGCTAAGAGAGTCATCACACGCTACCGTAGTGTCGCCAAACGCCTTGTTATTCAAGAGTTTCCAGAACTTCAACAAACTGTTAAACAGGTGCAACAACGTAACTATCAACTCCGAACCGGACAATCACTAAACCCAATCCCATCCCTTTAAAACATCATGGCTTTAACAACAACAACCGCCCTGTCATATTATCAGCAAGAAAGCAGTGGAAACTACACTGAGTGGACCAACCCTATTAACTTCTCCTTGGAAGCATTAAGTGCTGACGATGTGGAAGTGTGTGTTATCAACTCACAAGCCGCTGAAGGGTTTCAAAAGCTGACACTTATCAAAGATACGGACTATACCCTAGACTTTGCCTCTAAGACCGTGACATGCACATCGTCTGCTTGGGGTGATATAAGCAAAATCGCCAACCACTCAGCGAACCACATTAGAATCTTTCGTGCAACCTCAATAACCGAACTCGTTGATTTCACCAATGGTGCGGTATTGAATGCAGACGATCTTAATCTTGCCTACAAGCAAAACTTGTTTTCAACACAAGAAATGAATGAAGATGCTGGGCATACTAGAGGTGGAATCCAGAGTGTTAGTGAGACAGCATTAGCGGATTCCTCAGTGGCCAATGCAAAGATTCAAAACAATGCTGTGACTTCCGACAAGCTTGCCGCTGATGCTGTGATTACAACAAAGATAGCGAACGGAGCCATCACGCAACAAAAAATAGCAGGAGAGGCAGTAACCTCCGATGAACTTGAAGCAGATGCGGTTACCACTAACAAGATTGAAGACCTTGCAGTCACCACGGTGAAGATCGAGGACGCAGCGGTAACATACGATAAAGTAGCCCCAGCGAGTAAAGCCCAAATGGAAGGACAAAGTGCCGCCGGTGTGGTGACTCCTGATGTTCTTAAGAATAGTCCGTTGGTCCCTAAGTGTTATGGTGTAGTTAGTTATGATGATAGCACTCCATCGCTTTCAAGCGGATCTTTTAACGTAGCCTCGGTTTCCGAACCATCAGCAGATAAACGAACAGTCACTTTTACAACCCCGTTACAGGACGCAAATTATGTTGTAGTGGCAACAATGCAAACCGCTACCACAGTAGGTGCTAGTGAAATAGTAAGCATAACTAATAAATCAGCCACAACCTTTACAATGGAGTCGCAGCACGATGATAATGCGGACTTAAGTATTAACTTCGTTGTCTTCGGAAGCACCTATTAATAACCAATGAACCCAAATCTTAACACACCTATGATCGGGGTCACCGGATTGATCGCTAACATAACCCTTGAACAAGTGAACACATTAGTAGCTATCGCCGTAGGATTAACAACCTTAACATACATGGTCATTAAGATTTACCACGCACTAACCAAACGATGAAAGACGAATCACGCAGCATTAAAATGGAGGGTCTCCAGGATCTCTTGATTGACACCTTCATCGACCGTATCCAAAGTGGAGATGACACCCCTGCTCTCTTAAACGCTGCCCGACAGCTACTTAAGGACAATAACATCAGTGCAGCAGTCACCAAGGGATCACCTGTAGAGAACCTTGTGAACCTCCTTCCCTTTGATGATCCGACCGATCAAGTAGTCAACGAATGAGCGATCTTCCTAAACAACTCCAAGACTTCCGCAACTTCCTTTGGATGACTTGGAACCACCTGTCACTTCCGGCTCCCACTCCAATCCAATACGAGATAGCCGAGTGGATGCAACACGGTCCACGCCGAGGTGTTATCCAAGGGTTCCGAGGTGTAGGTAAGTCATGGATTTGTTCAGCCTTCGTCGTTCACCAACTACTCCTTGATCCACAGAAGAACATCCTGGTGGTCTCCGCATCCAAGAACCGCGCTGATGACTTCTCTACGTTCACCCTCCGACTCATTCACGAGATGGAGATCCTTGGACACCTAAAGCCCAACGACAAACAACGCTTCTCCAAGATCTCCTTTGACGTTGGCCCGGCTCAAGCCTCACACGCCCCCAGCGTCAAGTCCCTCGGTATAACATCCCAGCTCACCGGTAGCCGTGCAGACATCATTGTGGCTGATGACGTAGAGGTTCCCAATAACTCCGCGACCCAATCCATGCGGGACAAGCTCTCGGAACAGGTCAAGGAGTTCGAAGCTATCCTTAAGCCCAACGATGACAGTCGCATTCTGTTCCTTGGGACTCCACAGTGCGAGGACAGCATCTACAACAAAATGCTCGAAAGGGACTACGAGACTCGTATCTGGCCCGCAAAGAAGATCGGTGTGGAGAAGTCCGAGAAGATCTATCGAGGTAACATAGCAGCTTCGTGTATTGATGATGATCTCGTAGGATTGCCCACAGAACCTACACGATTCTCGGAGATTGACCTAGCCGAACGTGAAGCATCCTACGGTAAGTCAGGGTTCGCTATGCAGTTCATGCTGGACCCCAAGCTGTCCGACTTGGATCGTTATCCATTGAAGATCAATGACTTAATTGTTATGGACATTGATGACACCACGGCTCCCGAGAAGCTGGTCTGGGCACAGTCACCTGAGAACGCTTGGGACAACACAGTGCCTAACGTAGGGTTCACCGGGGACCGCTTCTTTCGCCCCATGAAGGTCATCGGTGATAACATCCCCTTCACTGGTAGTGTGTTAGCCATTGACCCATCAGGACGAGGCAAGGACGAAACCTCATGGGCAGTCGTAAAGATGCTCAACGGGTATCTCTATGTGACCGATGCTGGCGGTATGCAAGGGGGATACGATGATACCGTCTTAAAGGTTCTCACGATGAAGGCCAAGATGAACAACGTGAATGTGATTGTTGTTGAAAGCAACTTTGGTGACGGCATGTTCGTAGAGATCCTAAAGCCCTATCTATCAAAGATTTACCCCGTAACCGTCGAAGAGGTTCGTCATAACATCCAGAAGGAGAAGCGCATCGTGGACACCCTGGAACCCGTGATGAACCAACACAAGCTGGTCATTGATCCAAAGGTCATTCGGAACGACTACGACACCGCCCAGAAGTATCCCATCGAGACCCAACTAAAATACCAGTTGATGTTCCAGATGTCTCGCCTGACACGCGAAAAGGGAGCCTTAACACACGATGACAGACTTGACGCACTATCTATGGGAGTGGCATACTGGGTCGAACAGATGGCACAAGATGCCGACATTAAGATCTCTGAACGAAAAGAGGAGGACATCCAAAGACAGCTTCAAAAGTTCAAGGATTCCTACTACAAGATTAACACTAATCAAGCACCCTCAACCACATGGATATAAAAGACGAACTAAACGAGGCAATCAGGCTTCTTGAAGGAATACGCTCTAGGATCGCTTCTGAGGGCCTTTTGGATAATTCTGGAGGTCACACTCCAAAAATCTCTAAAAACGCACAGGAACGCATCCTCGTGCTTGCAGTGGGGCATT